CCTGATATATCATAAGAGTCACAACCAAATGCTCCCATGTGTTCATTACCAGGATATTTTATACCGTTTTTAAGTACCACTCTATTTTGTAATTGCTGAGGTGGAACCCAGCTAAGTTTAAATCTACCTTTTAGATCTGGATAAAATATTACTTGTGAATCTTTAACGCCATTAACCCATTGAAAATTACCCGTTGTAATTCCAAGTGTTCTAGACATTTCTTCATTGTAATCTATTTGCTCGTATATTTTTACCAAATTAAATATACTATTTTTTGTTTCATCTCTAAACGCGTGTTCTGTAGTCCTAGGAAACTGTCGATAAAACTCGTTTAAAGCATCTTGATCGTCTTTTAAACCATCTACTTCGTTTTGCCAGTTATCTATTACACCTACATCTATTAATTCACCGTCTGGGGCAAGCACATCTGCGTTAGGAGTAGTGAATACTGGAACTCCGTACTCATCAATAAATCCTTCGTAGTTCCATTCCATTGGGATAAACAAAGAGTATAAACCAGATTTTGTTTGACCGTTTCT